TGCCAGTCTACTCCTACTAAATCTTTAGTGTTAGGATCGTCAAAATGTAGTTTCTTAAACTTTTCCCCTAAGTTTGCTTCTATAATGGCGTTAAGAGAATAACCGCCTGGATTCTGTTTCTGCCCTGATCTTACAAAGTTATAGGCTTGCATGGCATCTATAAGAAAGAAACTTGCCGGTGCTTGTACGGTTATCCATTGTTCGTGTGGTGCAATAGGTTTAACTTTACCAGAAGCAGTTACTTTTTGAAATACACCTTTATTATATTTATAATATCTATATTCTGGTTTAATTCTAGGGTCAGATACTAAATCTTTCATATCGCCACCTAAACTTGTATATCTAGCTTCTATAGTTGGAATATCAAATGCTATATTCCAAATAGCTAGAAAGTCTGGTTGCCAATCATGAACTGTCTTAAAAGCATGCTCTATAACTTCTTTTTCTGTTTTACATACATCGTATGTAAGCTGAACTTCCTTTGCTATTTTTTCATCTGGAAAATTAGCTCTTGCTAATCTCTCTAATTTCTCTTCAACTCCATCTTTAAATGGTAAGAAACTTTCTAATATGGTAGTATAGATTCGATCTTCTAAACAAACCGAAATTAATATTATTTCATCTGTTAAAGTATTCGTCTCAATATCTAATGCGCATACTATATTAGGCGATGACATATTAGGATATTGTTTAATATATTTATACATTAGTTCATCAGACGCTTTAACATCAGTTCCGTATAGATAAGGAGAATTAGCTAACATCCTCATTTGTGTACACCCTCTAAATTGGTCTCCTAATCTAGATGCTGCAACTTTTGCTAATTCAGTTTGTGTTGCTTTATAATGATTTAATCTTCTAATATCCTCAGTCTCTTTCTTTTGTTTATGATCACGATAGTTCTCTTTAGTAATCCAAAAAGATCTCAGGTAGTTTTTAATTGGTCTTAGATTCCTAATCATAGTTCCATCGTTATAGTGCCATACCTCTTTTACATAATGCATATCTGGTATATTAAATTGTTCATTCCCCATAACATGAGTTACAAACTTACACTCTTTTCCTTTTAATCCCCCATGTATATCAGCATTGGGAGAATTCATCATTTCAGAGGTTCGATTAAGTTCCATTTTATTCTTCCTTTATGTTGTTTGTCTTACAATTTACCTTAGTCTTAGAATTAAATATCCCTGAAGTTAACCAATATATAATAAGGAGAATACCCTATGAGTAAACTTTATAAGATTTCAACAGAGGCTAAAAAAGTCGATGAGGCTATAGCTGCGAAACATCTTGTACTTCCATTATCTAAGATCATCGGAGTAGTTAGAAATGAAGATGGTGAAGTTCTTGATGAAAACCAACCACTATTAAAAGACGGTTCTTACTTTGTAAAATTTATTAAAGAAGAGAAGTCTGTTAATTATACAGCAGCATCTACAACATTTACTTTTAAATGTGACCTTAAAGAAAAGAAATTGCCTTATGAGCTTAAGACACATATTAGAGCAGTTGAGGAGACTCAGTTTGGAGAAAAGAATCTAGGCGCTATTATAGATTCTGATTTTATTTTCGCAGATAGTGATCTTGAATATTATATCGACTTTACAGATAAAGTAGTTTATGCAGTTGATAATCAAGACGTTGAAACAGAAGCAGAAGTTCTTGACGATGTTAACGTTCTATTAGTAGATCCAAGAACAGTTGCATACCATACAGAATATCCAACTGAGAAAGATGATTGGTCAGAAGCGCTTGGCATAGAGAAACCAGAAGAGCCAGAAGAGCCGAAGGAAGAACCTAAGCCTGAGGATCCAAAACCAGAGGAACCGAAGGAAGAACCAAAAGAAGATTCTAAAAAAGAGGAAGAGCCTAAAAAAGAGGATCCTAAACCTGAGCCTAAGCCTGAAGAAAAACCTGAGCCAAAACCAGAAGTTCAGCCAGAGGTAAAGAAACCGGAAGTTAAAGAGTCTTCTGATGATAAATCTAAATCTTCTAAAAAACATAAAACAATTGGTATAGTAGCAGCAGTTGTTGTACTAGCAGTTATTGTTGGTCTTGCTATATACCATATGTAATAAATCAATTTTAATAATTTAAGAGTAGTAGAGCTAAATATTTAGCTCTACTACTCTATGTTTTAAAATGCATATTTTTTACTACCACTAATATCTATACGTTTTAGTCGGTTTTCGCTATTAATTTTATCTAGCATATCTTGTAGGTTAAACGAGACTATAAAGTCTTTATCCAACGTATTATATAGTGCTTTAGTTTTAGCTATCAATTGTTGTGTTATATAAGGATCTTCGCAACGTTTAATCCTCTCTAGATAAACATCTATAGTATCTTTAATTTGCCTTTGTTTAGCTTTCCTATACTCTTCTACAGGACCACCGTTTTCTTCGGTCATACTTAGCTTTACTCCAGCGAGTATTTTCTCTTTATCGATCCCATAAAGTTCATGATTTTTAGCCTGTGTAAGGAACCAATAGCCTAGTGTGTATGCAATTACCATGTCGTCATGACCATTAGCTGGATGGTCTATACGCCCATTTTTAACTATCAAAGACTCTAATTCTGTTACCAAATCTTCGTCTCTTGTTAGAGATGCTGTGTATTTTATACTGGCATTAAAAGATGTGCCATATAGGTTATCACGGCTATTCTTGCCAATACCAGAAGTTCTGTATCCAAACTCTCTTCTATACTTATTGTACCACTCATTTAGGTTCCAACCTTTACTAATATTACCCCAAGCCGATTGATAATCTTGTCTAACATCTTTTTCATCTACTATATTATTAAATATTCTAGTAAATGGGTTAATGCCTTTGCTAATGAATATTTGTGCTATGGTATCGATAATCGCTACTCCTGTTGATTTAGCTTCAGGAACAAAAGTTACATTAGGATACTTAATTAGGAAATTAGCTATAAAGTTACTTAATGTAAGTACGTTAGTTTCGTTAATTAATGCAGTGCAAAGAACTTCTCCAGTGACAACGTCTCTGCCACAGAATGTAGTATTGTCATTACCTATCATTTCAGAACTATCCATACCTAAAACCATTTGTCTACCATTAAGACAATTCATAACATCTTCTTCTGGTATATACCAATTCATAACGTAACCTTCGGTACTTATATCTATATACGATTTACTAACAATCGATTCTCTTAGTTTAATCAAATTTTCTTTAGAGATAGGAGAGGCAGCAGTACCTTGTGACCACTTATTTAAGAAGTCAGCTTCTGCCCTATCACCAGTAGCATTCGCTTCTAATATTCTCTCTTTTAACCATTGGTCTGTTTTACCTAGTTGTCTATGGTTAAACTCTATCAAAATACTAAAGTTACCTCTACGAGTATTTTTCCTTACAGTACTCTCTAGCTCTTCATGTGTTGGTAGATCTAAGAACTTCTCTGTCCATCTACAACAACTATCGTAAATCGATTTAGCATAAGCACCTTCTTCTGTATTTACGTAACCAGGAGTTGTAGTATAAGTATTGTAATAATGTGATCCAGAGTTTTTAGCATTCTCTCTAGCAGCACCAGTAGCAGCCAATGCTGTCTCTAAAGATTCTTTAATGTGTGGAATGAACGCTAACTCGTCTACCTGTAATATAGCAACTGTAAGACCACGACCTACCTTCATAGCACCTGCTAATGTAGTTTGTCCAACAACCGTATCTAATCTATTTTGTAAAGCATTGATGGTTATGTTCTCTGTGTTGTTACTATCAGATTTATCTCTAGGGTTGATATACCAAGGTAAAAGATCGAATATAGCTTTAAGCCTTTCAATGTTCGATACTCTTAGTCCATTATCCTTAGTAAAAAGTACCATCTTAATGTTGTTACCACCAGCTATTAGAATATATACGTTACAACTATCGGCAACAACAGATTTACCAGTTTGACGCGGCATAATGATCATAGTTGTTAAGTGGTTAAAGCAACACCATAGATAAGCAATGTTAGCCCTATTCGCTATAAAGCTAACTCCGTTAACAGTACCAGAAGCTGGGATCCTTATAATCTCCCTAAAGAAGTACCATGGGTTCTCTGCTATCTCTTGTCCAATAGCATTGATTTGGTCTTCTGTTAAATCATCGCTAAAAGGATCGACATCAGCGAGATCAGGATTATGTAAAGCTAATAAAAAAGCGTGGTTCTGAATACCCATAGACTTATAGATTTGTGCTACTCTAAGAAAACTTTTATTCGTAGTAGTAACGTGCACTATAGCCTGGGGATATAAAGACCAGTCGGTCTGTCTGAGTATCATATGTATATCCTTATAATGTCTTGTCACGAGAACATTATTCTATTAGGAAATAGCTCATAATTGATTATTTAACTAAAAAGGATTTGGCATGTCAATGACAACAAAAGATATAGATAGATTAGCAGAAGTTTATAAATCGTATTCATTTTTAAGTAGAGTTATATTCTTATGCTATCCAGGATTAGTAAACGAAAATCTTATCTCTTATTTTAGAGATAATTTCTTAGCTATTACTAAAGCTAAGTATCGTCAAGAGTCCGATATTTTAACATTACGACCTTCCGATTTTCCAGAGCTTTATCTTAAAGATGATGAAGATAATGAATACATAATTAAAGACTATTTCAATACTTATGCTAAAGCTGTTGAGATGTCATTATTAGCTTCATCTGGTAAGATTAATATCGTAGAGTGGGTGCCTGGTCTCCATGAGCGTATATATAAAGATAACTATAAAGATAATAAGATTATTCAAGTACGTCCAGGTAAAGACCAAAAAGCTATGTACATGAGATACCTACTAGATACACATGAGTATAAAACTCTAAATATGATCTCAGATACTTACGAAGAGTGGATACGCGATATGCAACGTGAAGGTGAAATCAGGTTACATCAGTTTCAAGAAGATTATGAAACCCTTACTATAAAAATTGGTGCTAAAGATGAAAAACAAAATCAAATACTTGGTTCTGAGTGATATACATTTAGGACACCCTAAGAACCATACTGAAAACATAATTAATAACCTTAATGATTTTTTCATTAAGTATACTAAAGAGCTAAACGATATAGATATTCTCTTTATAGCTGGAGATGTATTCGATAGATTACTCTCTAGCAGATCTATAGAATATCGTCTTATCATGTCATGGCTATCTAATGTTCTTTTATGGTGTAGAGATAAGAATGTAATCTTTAGAATACTATATGGAACACCTAGCCATGATAATGATCAAATAGCCAGTTTTACAGAAATCGCTAAAAAGCTAGCACCAGATGCTGACTATAAATATGTTAATACACTTTCTATAGAGAAAATTGATAAGTTAGGTATCTCTGTTCTTTATGTTCCAGATGAATGGAGACATGAAGCTACAGATACTTATAAAGAAGTTCTTAATCTTCTTAAAGAGAATCAATTAGCAGAAGTAGATATTGCTATTATGCATGGTTGTTTTAGATTCCAGATGCCAATATTAGAAGGTATGAAATTTGTACATAAAGAATCTGATTATTTAGATATTGTAAAATATTATATAACTATTGGGCATATACATACACCTAATGCTTATGAACGTATATTAGCCCCTGGTAGTTTTGATCGTTTAGCACATGGTGAGGAAGAGAATAAAGGTGCTTTACTTTGTGATATCTATGCTGATGGTAAAATGGACTTTAAGTTCTTAGAGAATACTAAAGCAATGGTCTTTAAAACATTAACATACTTAGATCAATCAGAGTCTGAAATAGTCCATAGTCTTAAGAAAGAACTTAAGAAACTTCCTAAAGGTTCTTATATACGAATAGAGATTAAGAATGATAATACACTGCTTAAGAACCTTAAAGAGTTTATAACTGCTTATCCAGATTACCATATTAAGTTTAAAACTGAAAATGAAGTTATTAAGAAAATTGACATTTTAGAGACAGTAGAGTCTAAAGCATTTGAGATTAATATTAATAACATTAAAGAGCTTATGATGAAAGAATTGACTCTATCTCCACAAGAGATGGTTATATTTAACGAAGAGCTAGAATCTGCAATTACGAAGGGTTAATGATGGAAGATGAAAGATTGAGAATTGTAATAGCCCAAACAGCATGTATTATACTTGGCATAGGTGCATTATTAATAATATTTAGTTTTATTAAAGCTCTTTTTATTATAGAGTCATATAGAACTATAATGTTATTAGCATTTGTAGTTACTATAGCATTAGTAATATTTGCATATATTACTTTATTAGCTGTTAAATTTATATGCGAAAATATAGAAGATACTACTAGAAGATGAAAATCTTCTAGTAGTATCTATAAATATTATTTTTAACTTGTATATACTTAATGAAAGCTAATTATATATTATTTAAATAGAACACACATAAGGAGAACACAATGGAACAACCAAAATTTTATATTAATGGTTACAGGGTGGACAAAGGTCCTATATTAAGCGCACCTATAACAACAGAATTAGCATTAGAAGCTATTGAGTTGCAAAAGGCACATGAAGATCAAGATATTATAGCTAAACTACAAACAGGTGGCTTTATTTGGAATATACTTATCGAAAATATTACTACTACTACTCCTATTGAAGATCTTAGTAATGTAACGGAAGAAGCTCATGTACTTGAGGTATTTCTAGGCGATAGAAAGAAGGATATTCTAGATTGGAGTAGTCTAGTAGAAGAAGAACGAAAAGCTCAAGAGCAAAAAGATAAACTAAGAGCTGATTGGGATGCGATAGAAATACAAGCAGATCCTATTGCACTTATTAGAGAGTATTTTGGTAGTCCCAGTTTAACTGCAACATATGGTTATCTTACGAGCTGCAGACTATTTAAAAGATATAATCTCTCAGCAGTCGGTGATTTTAAAATAGGACTTCACGGTGCAAACGTAGATGTTGAATTTGGGTTAAACAGAAAGTTAGATACACGTATCGATAAACTCTATGATGTACTTGAGAGCTGGTCAGCGTATGAAAACTTTTTGTATAATCTCTCAAGGACAAACGATAGTTTAGTAAATGACATTGGGGCAAGAATATTCGCTACTTATGGTATAAAAGACAATACCATTTATGGTAAAGTTGAAGATACTAAATACGGACCTCAATTCGGTTTTGAATGGCGTACTTTCATTAAGTATGGTGTTAAAATAGAGTTAGCTATTTGCTCTAGGTATATAGACAATCCTAGAATTGAAAATGCTATCTCTTCTATTGCATATGAAGTTAACCCTAATATAAGACCATTAATAGAAGTCCTAAAATAAATATACAGATAGACTAGAGTTATTCTAGTCTATCTGTACTCTTCTTTTTATTTAACTAAATATGATAGTTTTTCTAAAATAGCTTTATGTATTTTAACACTAGCATCTAGTATTCTAATAATGGCAGCTACGTTAGTTACTATAGCTGCAGATTCTTGTAATACTGGTCCTAGTTCATTTGCTCTTACTTTACTAATATTAAGTTGATTTTTCTGCGCTTGACTTAAAAGCTCTTTAGCGTTGTTACCTATTTTATTAGCATAGTTAAATACTTCTTGTACTTTTTCAAGATCTTTAGCAAATAAAAGATCCTTTAAAGTATTATGTATTGTTTCTATAGATTGCATATTAGGAATAACATCTTCAAACTCTCTACTATCTGCAACTTGTTTACCATTAATAATATCGGTTAGATAATTAGTAGTATCTTTACTATATTTCTTTAGACTATCAACTAGTTCTTTATTAGGTATAATAGATGTTCTATAATCTTCATCACCTAGTAATTTACTAATAAAAGTATCTGTTTGATCTAGTAATGGTAATGCTTTATTTTGCACTTCATCAACTTGTAACTTAAGCCCAGTTACTAAAGAATAAAGATCTGGTTTTACACCTGGTATCCAAGGGATTAAAATAGAACGTAAGCTGTTATAAATTTTATCTTCAGATTTAACAGTTTGATTTACTGTTTTATCAAACTTTGAAAATTCTTTATATAAAGCTGCAGTCTCTTTAGATATTTCTTTAGTATCATTTTTACTATTAATACCAAATATTCCACTAATAGCTTCTATCTTCTTTTTAAAGAAAGAAGTTACTGACATAATAAAACTACCGAAGCCTTCTTGATTAGCAGTTAGCTGGTCTATAGCATAGGTCATATCCGGTAATAACTCTTTAGAAATCTTATAGTTTTTATAAATGCTCTTCATCAGAGGCTCCTTATTAATATAGTCGTATGTTCAAGCAACAAAAACGCTGTATATCTAATTTAGCTTTTAA